GGGAGGGGGACGGGGCCCCAAAGCAAACGCACCACCCCTCGAATTTCGGCCTACTTCAGATTTCAGCCTATTGTAGGCCCCGTCAGTTTGTGAGCACCGTTGCTGAGCTTGAAGCCGCTGCGACGGCGAGGTTTGCGCAAGATTATCCGCTGTATGCCCGGAAGTGCCTGAGGATCAGGCGCAAGTCTGGCGAGACGGTTCCGCTCGTCTTCAACCGCAGCCAGTTCGAGCTGCACAAGCGCATTGAGGCGCAGCGGCAGCGTACCGGGCGGGTGCGGATGCTGGTGCTCAAGAGCCGGCAGGTTGGGATTTCGACGTACTTTGCGGGCCGGAGCTACTGGCGGACGACGTTCCGCAAGGGTTTCCGGGCGTTTGTGCTGACGCAAGAGGACGACACCACCAACGCGTTATTCGGCATGTGCAAGCGGTTTCACGAGCATGTCCCGGACTTTGTGCGGCCGATCACCGGGGCGAGCAACGCCAAGGAGCTGATTTTCTCCCGGATGGACTCCGGCTATTTGGTGTCGACCGCCGGCAACAAGGCGACGGGCCGCGGTCATACCATCCAGATTTTTCATGGGTCTGAGGTATCGCGCTGGCCGAACGCGGAAGATCACGTGGCGGGCGTCATGCAGGCGGTGCCGGATGCGGCGGGCACCGAGGTGTACCTTGAGAGCACGGCCAACGGCATCAATAATTTCTTCCACACCAAGTGGGTGACGGCGCAGCGGGGTGTGGGCGAGTTCGAGGCGATCTTCATCCCGTGGTTTTGGCACGAGGAATATTCCAAGGAGGCGCCGCCGGACTGGAGGCCGCCGGCGGAGCTCGTCGAGTACGGCAATCTGCACGAATTGACGCGCGAGCAGGTTTATTGGGCCTATCACAAGAACATCGAGCTGGGGCAGGGCACCGGCGGCAAGGATACCGAGATTTGCTGGCTGTTCCGGCAGGAGTATCCGGCTACGGCAGAAGAGGCGTTTCAGACCGCGGGCACCAATTCCTTCATCCGCGGCGAGATCGTTCTCAAGGCGCGCAAGGCGCAGGTGCTGGGACACGGGCCGATCGTGCTCGGCGTCGACGTGGCGCGCGGGGGTGACGACAAGAGCGCGCTCATCGACCGTCAGGGCCGGCGCATGGGCGGGCACGTGCTCAAGAAATTCGACTACGGCAAGGACACGCGGCCGCTGGTTGGCGAGATCATTGCCATCGTGCGCGACCTGCGCCGCAACGGCAGCCCCTTGAAGAAGATCGTGGTTGACGCAACAGGTGTCGGCGGGCCGGTCTATGACGTGCTGCGGGAGCGGCTGGGGGACGATCTGGTCGAGGGCATCGACTTCGGGGGCCGCGCCTTGAACCGCGACAGGTACGCCAACCGGCGGGCGGAGCTGTGGGCCATGATGCTGGAATGGTTCATGAACCCGGCGGGCGTGGCCATCGCGGACAACGAGGACTTGCAGTCGGACATCTGCGCGCCGGCCTGGGGCAAGCCCGACCAGAAGACGGGCCAGATGCTGATGACGCGCCACCGGCTCGACGGAACGCTGATCTTGGAGGACAAGGACCACATGCGGCGCCGGCTCAAGTTCTCGCCCGATTGGGGGGACGCGGCGGCGCTGACCTTCGGAGTGAATTTCGACGAGCTGCTGGTCTCGACAGGAGCGCCGCAGCAGCCGCTGGGCGAGGGAGCATGGATGCTATGATGACCGCCGACGACATGGCCAGCCGGCTGGCCGACGCTTTCAGCCGTGCCGGCCCCAAAGAGCAGCCTGGGCGGGCATTCTGGATGTCTGCTCCGCATGGTCACCCCTATCGCGCGCTGGCCCTGGACGAGGCCCTGAGGGCCATGGAGGCCTTGGCGCGGGCATTCCCGCAGGGAGAGCCGGGGGGTGAGCTGCAGCTGCCTCCGGGCACTCCCTTTGCGGCGCTGTGGCCATGGGGCGACGGCTGGGAGATGCGGCTTTTGGGTTACTACGACGCGCAGGATGACAGGTTCCAGATGCGCCTCGATATCCGCCACGCCTAAGGCCCATGGCTTACGAGAAATTCGGCAAGCCGGCCCGCAAGCTCTCCGACGCGGATAAGCAGAAGATCGTCGCGGAGACGCGCGAGAACATCGACGACTGCTACAATTTCGAGCGCGTCAACCGCTGCGAGGCCGAGATCGACCTTCGGTTCGCGGCCGGCGACCAGTGGCCGGAGGCGGTCAAGAAGGCCCGCGGCACCATGCGGCCGATGCTGACCATCAACCAGCTGCCACAGTTCGTGCACCAGGTCACGAACCCCACGCGCTCCGCCGACATTGCCATCAAGGCATCCCCGGTCGACGACTCGGCCGACGTGCAGACGGCCAAAATCTACAACGGGCTGATCAAGCAGATCGAGTATCAGTCCACCGCCAAGAACGTCTATGTCACCGGCAACGAGCATCAGTCCATGTGCGGCATCGGCTGGTGGCAGGTATGCACGCAGTACGTCGACGACGCGATCTTTGACCAGGAAATCCGCATCAAGCGCATCGAGAACCCGCTTTCGGTCTACTGCGACCCGGCGGCGATCATGCCGGATCGCTCGGACGCCATGTGGATCGCGGTGGTCGAGAACTGGCCGGTCAAGACCTTCAAGAAGAGATACCCAGACATTGCCCTCAACGACGTGGACGTGCCGGCGGCGGCGAGCAGCGGCGTCGGGCATTTCTCCTGGCGCACACAGGACACGATCGCGGTCGCCATGTACTTCCGCAAGGTGCCGGCCAAGAAGCTGCTGGCCCTGCAGCAGTCGGGCAAGACCATCGACATCACGGGCAAGGGCGAGGGCGAGCTCGGCGCCCTCGACGCGCAGGACCCGATCGTGCAGGTGCGCGAGTGCGACACCTTCAAGGTCGAGAAATACCTTGTGACAGGCACCGACGTGCTCGAGGGCCCCATCGATTGGGCCGGCAAGTACATCCCGATCGTGCCGGTGATTGGGGCGGAGATTCCGACGCCGGCCGCCGGCACGCTGCGCTACGGCGTCGTGCGGTTTGCGCGCGATCCCCAGCAGCTCCTGAACTTCTACCGGACGGCGGCTGCTGAATCGATCGCGCTGGCGCCCAAGGCGCCCTATCTCGCGACGCCTAAGCAAATAGGGCCGCACAAGGGCATGTGGGATACGCAGAATACCGAGAATCGGCCCTATCTGCTCTACAACCCGGACCCAGAGGCGCCGGGCCCGCCCAAGCGCGAGCATCCGCCGGAGACGCCGGTCGCGCTGATCCAGCAGGGCCAGATTGCCAGCGATGACTTGAACCGCACGACGGGCATTTATCCCGCCGCCATCGGCGCCTCGGCCAACGAGACCTCTGGCATCGCCATTCAGAGCCGGGCGGCGCAGGGCGACAATTCGAACAGCCATTTTGCCGACAACCTGATGCACTCGCTGACCTACACGGGCCGCATCCTGATTGATCTGATCCCGAAGATTTACGACAACGAGCGGATCATGCGGCTGCTGGACGAGAACAACGAGGAGTTCGCCGCGCCGATCAACCAGGTGGTGATGGGCCTCGACGGCGTTCCCGTCATGGTCAACGATCTCTCGACAGGCCGGTTTGACGTGCGCGTGACGGTGGGCAAGGCCTATATCACCAAGCGCATCGAGGCGATCAACGCCATGCTGGAGTTCGCCAAGGCTCTGCCCCCGCAGGCGCAGATGCTGTTCATCGATCTGATCGCCAAGAACAGCGATTGGCCGGGCTCTGAGGAATTGGCCAAGCGCTTCCGCAACATGGTGCCGCCGCAGGCGCTGGCCGATCCCAACGATCCGAACGCGCCCAAGCCTCCAGGGCCGATGGACGATCCGACCGTGGTTGCCAAGCTGGAGGAGCTGGCCGCCCGGATCGATCAGATCAAGGCGCAGACGGAGAAGACGCAGGCGGAGACCGAGAAGCTCGGCGGCGTCGACTCCATCAAGGTGCTGGCCGAGGCGGAGAACCTCGACGCCGACACCGACCACAACATCGTCATTCCGTCCGTGACCGGCACCCTGCCCGGCCAGTCACCGACGTCCGGCGCACCGGAGGCTCCCGCGGCACCCCCTATGTCACCGGGGCCGCTTGAACAGCCGATGCAGCCGCCCTTTGGGCAGTAGATATCAGGTGAAATCCTATGGCTGATGAAGTGACCACCCCGGCCACTGGCGGAGCCGTTGAATCGCCAGAAGTATTGCCACCGCTTGAGACAGGGGCACCAGCGGCGCCGGTTACGCCGTCCGAAAAGCCTGTGTCGGAGCAGGCGCCCGGCGAGCCAGCAGCCGATAAATCTGGTGAGGATCAGCAGTACAAGGGAAAAGAGAAAAGCCACGTCAACGCTACGGAGCGAGTTCAGCAGGCGCAGCGTCGTCAAAAGCCCGCAGAGCGCGAGCGCGACAAGGCGTTGCGTCGCATCAATGATCTGGAACGCTCCATCCGGCCTCAGAATTTCGACCAGCTGGACTTTGAAGCCCGTGATTCAGTCCGGGTGCGCGAGGCCGTCCGTCAGGAGACGGCGGAATCGACGCGCGCGGAAGCGGTTCGGGCCGAGGAGGAGCGCAGGGAAGCCCTGGCGGAAGCCTGGGATGCCCGCAACGAGGCTTTCATCGAGAAGCTCAATGCAGCCGAGGCGGCAAACCCCGGACTGTTCGACCGCTTCGCGAGCGTTCCCGTCACCCATGAGATGGCCGAATTCATTGCCGCGTCCGACATGAGCGTCGAGATAGCCAACTATCTCAGCATGCCGGCGAACAGGCGTGAGGCCGACCATCTGGCGCGGCTGACTGATCCTCGTGGGCAGCCCAGCAGGGAAGACCTGCGGGAGGCCGACCGCATCATGTCGCGGATCGAGGCGCGGCTTTCCAAGGCGCCGCAGGTCCGCAAGGCAACAACCGCACCCAATCCGGGCACCACGCTGAACGGCACCGGAGCGCCGGCCAATCTCTCGCTCGCCGAACTGGCGGGCAAGGACGACATGGCCGCCTACTCCGCACGCCGCAAGGCTGCCTGGAAAGAGGGGAAATCCTAAGGTCCTAGGAAATGGCGAATACGGTACTCACCGCCTCGGTCATTGCGAGCGAGGCGCTGGCGATCCTCGAAAACCAGCTGGGCGTCCTCAATACGCTGCATCGAGCCTACGAGGACGAGTTCACCGAGAAGGTGAACGGCTACAACGTCGGCGCAACCATCTCGATCCGCCGGCCGGCCGATTTCACGATCAGGACCGGCGCCACCATGTCGACGCAGGACGTGATCGAGGGCCTGGTGCCGCTTACCATCGACCAGCAGAAGGGCGTCGACTTCCAGTTCACCTCGACCGAGCTGACGCTTTCGATCGAGGAGCTGTCGGAGCGCGTCATCCGCCCGGCCATGTCATCCCTCGTCAACGACGTATGCCGCGATGTCTTCGGCGAGATGTACAAGGGCGCCTACGAGTGGGTCGTCTGCACTAAGACAGGCGCAGGCGCGGCGAGTGTGATCGATGCCACCAAGCGCATCGACAGTTTCCAGAAGTTCGCCTGTGCACCGGAGCGGCTCGATCTTGGCGCCGTGCCCATGGAGCAGCGTGCGGCAGCCATGCACACCCAGGACAACTGGGGCCTCATCGGCAGCCAGACGACGCTGTTCAACGGCTCCCTGGTGTCGAGCGCCTATACCGACGGCAGCCTGGGCCGCGTCGGCGGCCTTGATACCTACATGAGCCAGGTCCTGCCTGCGCATACCGTCGGACCGCTGGGCGGCGCGCCTCTCGTCAACGGCGCCGCGCAGAACGTCACCTACGACACGGCCAAGAACACCTGGTCGCAGTCGCTCATCACCGACGGCTGGACGGCGGCGGCGGCGCAGCGCTTTGCCCGCGGCGATGTTTTCACCATCGCCAACGTCTTCAAGGTCAATCCCAAGACCAAGGTGACGACCGGCGTGCTGCAGCAGTTCGTGGTGCTGGCTGATGCCAACTCGGATGCCGGCGGCAACCTGACGGCCACCATCTCGCCTCCGATCATCACCTCGGGCCCGCATCAGACCGTGAATGCGGCGCCGGCCGACAATGCGGCGCTGACGGTCTTCGGCACGGCATCTACTGCATACCGGCAGAACCTCGCCTATCATCGCACGGCGATGGCGCTGGCATTCGTGCCGATGACGATGCCGCCCGGCGCGGTGAATCCGTCGCGCAAGAGCTACAAGGGCATGAGCGTGCGCGTGATCCCGGTCTATGACGGGACCAACGATCTCAACAAGTGGCGGCTTGACATCCTCTACGGCCGCAAACCGATCGATCCGCGCAAGATCACAAGATTCACGAGTGACAACACCTGATGGTCAATTCTCTGGTCACAGCCGGGGGCGTATATCACGTCCCCGTCAATCAACCCGCGGAGCAGATCAAGATGGGCCCTCCCGATCGGCGCGTCATCATGTACCGGGCCGACGAGGGCGGCCATGAGGCGCGGGAGTTCGCCTCTCCCGAGGACGTGCCCAAGGGAGCGGGCTGGGTCGACCATCCCGGCAAGGTGGGTGCCCCGTCCGTGCCAGAAATGCCGCCTCCCGCCGCTCAGCCGGCGCCTCAGACGCCGCCGGCCGCGGGCATGACCTATGACGAGCTGTTGGCCGATAATGCCCGCCTGCTGGCGCGCGTGGCCGAGCTTGAGGCCCTCCTTGATAGCGATCCCTTGGCCCTACCGGCAGAGCATGGCTTGCCGCCGGCGCCGGGCGAGGGCCCGTCGGTGCGCGATATCCTCGGCCAGGCCGGGCCACCGCTCGAGCCCGACATCGAGGGGCTCAGATCGCAGGCGCGCGAGCTGGGCATCCGCGTGGACAACCGCTGGGGCGTGCAGCGGCTGCAGGCCGAGATCGCGGCGGTGAGCAATGGCAATTGAGCAAGGCGACTTTGTTACCATTGCCGACGCCCGGATCAAGCTCAAGAGCTGGGTCTTTCCCGAGATCGATGCCCTGTTCTGGGGTGAATGGGAGCTGTCATGGGATGATTTCGTCTTTGTCTGGGGCCTGACGTGACAAAGCTCAATTTCCGTACCGTCACTCCCGCCACGAACGGCATCACCGATGGCTCCATCCTTGTGGGATCAGTCGGCGGCCAGGCGGCTGACACGCCACAGCCGATTGCCGTCCAAGCCGTGCGCAACTTCCTCCTTGCGCAGATCGATGCCGGCGCCGCGGCTGCCGTCGCGAGCGCAGTAGCTGCGGCGACGAGCGCGCTTGCGGCAGCCGCAGACGCGGCGCTTTGCGCGGGCGCGATCCCCGCAGCGGAAGCCTCCGGCGCCATTCACTTCTATGATACCAAGGCAGCCGCCAATGCGGCGCTTGCCGGCCTCGCTGAGGGTGATGTCATAGAGGTCCTTGTAGATGAGAGCCGCGGCAACCGCCGCACGCGCTATCGTGTCGAGAGCGGCGTATTCGTCTTTAAGATCGACATGTCCTCGCATCCGGACTGGATCAATGTCCGGGATTTCGGAGCCGTGGGGGACGGCGTCACCGATGATGGCCCGGCGATTCAGGCAGCTATCGATTATGCGATCTATACTGCCCACAAGCGCGTCGTCTACCTGCCCTCGGCCAATTACAAGACAACGGGCACGTTGCATCTGGGCTACGGTACCAGCCTCACATCTGTCACGCTACTTGGCGACGGCGAGCGCTATGATCATACGCAGGCAACTCAGCCCGGCACCGCCATTATCTGCACCGCCACCGATCGTCCGGTCATCAACATTCAGGGCGGCCTGCAGACGCGCGTGAGGGGAATCAAGATCGTCGGGGCTTACAGCTATATTGCTGACAACAATCTGGGAATTGCCTTCGACGACGACGACTGGAACGAATCGACATGGAAGGATGGTGGCTTCCCCGCTGCCAGCTTCCTGCCCAAGTCTGTGCACGCCGGGATCACGATCGATGCATATGCCGGGGCGCAGCCCGGCACGCACTATCCCGATGTCGTCTACCCGGGTTTCCTGGGCGTAGTATCGCAGTACAATAAGACCACCTCCTCGGATATTCTGCTGGAGGATGTCAACATCGCCAATTGCGTGGTCGCGGTTGCCGGCCATCCGTGCACCAGCCCCGGCAATGGCGAGTTCATCCGCTGGCGCGGCGGGCGCGCGACGGCATGCCTGCGCGGCTTTGCCATCGGCCATTCGCAGTCGAGGCTGCCGGCAGTCGAGAATGTCGATTTCGGGCAGTGCTACATTGCTATCGACAATGCTTTCGTGGGCGACCAGCAGGGGCAGATGCAGGGTGTGTTCCAAGGATGTCATTTCGGCGGCTGCTGGCAGATCATCAACGTCACGACGGGGTTCTCAGGCTCGATCCTGCTCCGTGACTGCTATGGCGAGCGCATCGGCCGTCTGGGCGACGTGGCGGCGACGGGCGATGGGTCGGCCTTCATTCTCGATGGCTGCAATTTCGATTTCCGGGAGACCGTCGACGAGAAATACGGCGTACCGCAGTCGCATTCGGCCGGCATCGACGCGCGCCTGCAGATCGTCAACGGCACCAAGCTCGGCACCCGCTACGGCTTCATCGTCGAGTTTGCGGGCAACAGCCCGCATCTGAAACTCGATGGCGTCCTCTCCGTGATGTCGGCCGTCGTCGGAGAAAGTCTTCCTGCGGCCTACGAGCATGGCTGCGGCGGCTTCCTGGTGACGGCGGCGGGCTTCGGCTTCGCCCACGGCGTCGACTGCGCCATGGTGCACTACCGCGCCGGTGGCCAGTACTGGAAGGTGACACGCGACACATGGAACGGCGCCTATGCTCCGCACTACGCCCACGCCTACACCTACCGGCCCAACATCCACTCGGGCCTCCGGCGCATCCGCTTCGAGCTCAACGGCGTTTGCGGCAATGCCGGCGGTCTGACTTTCACGCTCGCCAGCCGGTCGGCCAAGTCGGTGGAGATTTCGAGCATGGGCAACGCCCGCCAGGCGCATTCGCCCGGCGGCTTCGGCGCCATCCCGCTGGACGAGGGCGACGCCATCCGCATCGGCAACGCTTGGTTCGTGGTGGATGCGGTCGATGCCGACACCGTCGCGCTGATCCAGCTCAGCAACTACCGCCGTGCGGCCTCGGGCGGCGCCTTCATCGACAAGTCCAACGCCGACAGCCCCGGTCAGTCGATCAACACCTTCCTGTGCTCGCGGGTGTACGCGCCCGATGGCCTGCTGGCGGGCGAGGTCACAGCCAGTTCCGGCGACATCACCGATGTCAAAAACATGTTGACCGACGGCAACTCGTGGAGCCCGGATTTCGTTGCGGCCGACGACTACGCGCTGATCGATGAGCCAGAGATGATCAATCCGGGTGGCGGATCGGTGCCGCGGCACTGCCTGCTCGATAGTCTCAACACCGGCACCAAGGTGCTGACATTCTCACCCAGCGCCCCCGGCAATGTATTCCCGTTTTCAAAGGGTGCGGTCTACCTGCCTTTCTGGATCAAGACCTTCACACCGTAATGGCAACAGCCCAGGAAATCGTCACCGCGGCCTTCAAGGCCATCAACGCCATAGACATCAACGAGGCAGCCCCCTCGCCGGCCGAGATGAGCGAGGGGCTTGCGCGTCTCGACCGCATGGTCGCATCCTGGGCCGGGCAGGGCCTGGCCGTGGCGGATGCCGCCATGACCGGCGATCTGACGAGCGGTGACCCCAAGGTGACCGTCGCAAGCACAGCCAGCCTGGCGCCGGGGCTCAATATCTCGGGCACCGGCGTGGCAGTCGGAACCCGTGTGCTTTCGATCGACAGCCCTATGCAATTCACGATGACGGCCAATGCTACGGCCGGCGGGACTGGTGTAGCCCTGGCCTTCACACCCATTCCCTTTGAAGCCAGGCACGAGCAGGGTGTGATCGCGCTGCTTGCCCAGCGCCTGGCCGTGGCGCCTGAGGATGTGCCGGCCTGGGTCAATCAGGACGCGCGCGACGGCTGGATGGCGCTACAGGCACAATTCATCATGGTGCCGGCGGCCAGCTTCGACAACGGCCTTGTCACCACTACGCAGAACTGGCGCGGCAGCCAGGTAATCCTCGGTGGCTGATCCCCTCCCCGTCTCGATCGGCAAGGGCTCCAATGCCGCACGTCACGGCCAGGGCGGGCTTGCGCGCTTCGTCAACGCCTACATCGAGGAGATGGGCGAGCAGGGCAAGACGGGCTTCTCCGCCTTCGCCATCAACGGCAACGAGCCGTTTGCGACGCTCGCCAACGGCAGCGGCGTCCGCGCCATGCTCCCCGTCGACGTCCGGCTTCTGACGGTGGCTGGCCGGCTGCTGTTCTCGGTGAGCGCGGGCGGCATCGTGACGATTGTGGGCGGCATCCCGTCCGACGGCATGGTCACCATGGCCGCCAACCGTCGGACGCCCAACAGGCAAACGGTCATCGTCTGTGACGGCCTGTGGTTCATCGAGGAGGGGGGTACCCTCACACAGGGGTCCGATCCCGATCTGCCGCCGCCGGTCTGCGTTGTGGAGTCGGACGGCTATTTGATCTTCCTGATCGCGGACGGGCGATGGTTCATTGCCGGTCCGAACGATGCCGGCAACGTTGACCCGCTGGACTTCGCGGAAGCCGAATCGAGCGCAGACGCCAACGTGATGGCGGCGGTGCGCGGGCGCACGCTGATCATCTTCGGAGAGAAGTCGGCCGAGTTCTGGGACCCGAACGGCAGCGGCGACTTCCCCTATTCGCGCACGGCCGCCAAGAGCTTCGGCTGCTACACCGCCGGCTCGGTTGCAAACCTGCTGGTGACCCGCGGCGGCGCAGTGCGCGACACGGTGATCTTTGCCGGCACCGATAAGAGCGGCGCCTACGCCGGCATTATGATGCTCGAGGGCTACGACCCGGTGATTATCTCGACACCCGAGGTGGACCGGCTGATTCGCGATGAGCCCGACAAGGCCTCGATCCGGTGCATGGCCTGGGTCGAGGACGCGCACCCGTTCTATGCCATCTCGGGCACCAGCTTCACCAAGGTATGGGACGGCAAGACGGGCGACCGTGCCTCCGACGGCTGGCATGACAGGGAAAGCATGGGGGCCAGCCGCTGGTACGCATCCGCCGTGGCGCAGTTCGCAGACATGACGATCTTCGGCCATCGCACGGCCAACACGCTGCACCGCAGCCTGCCGACGCTGCTGAGCGAGGGAGGCAACCGGATCGTATGGCGCATTCAGCCGCCGCCGATCCATGCCTATCCGAAGAATTTCAAGATCGATGAAGTGCAGATCGACATGATCACCGGCGTCGGCCTCAACACCGGCATAGAGGACGATGACAACCCGGAGCTCGTGATCGACTATTCCAAGGACGGGGGATTGTCCTGGGCAGCTGAACGGCGTGCTTCCCTTGGGGGCATGGCGCAGCGCAAGACGCGCGTAAAGGAGCGCTCCTTCGGCCGCTTCGACCATAACGGGGTCACGTTCCGGCTGACCTGCTCGGCCAACGTGGTGAAGGGACTGCAGCAGATGACGCTTCGCACGACGCCTCTGCGGACATGAGGACCTGACATGGCCGGCAAACTGACGATCCCTGATCCGACCGCTGCATTCGCCCGATGCCCGCATTGCGGGGCCGAGGTGAAGATCACAGAGTATTGGTACACGGCTTTGCAGCGGCTGCTCGCCGCCCTCAATGCGCTGATCCCATAGGAGGCGACCATCAGCTTTTGGGATGACATCACCGGCGCCAGCGCCAAGAAGGCGATCAAAGCCGGGCAGAAGGCCGGCCTCGCCAACATCACCCAGGGCGAGCAGGGCGCGATCGGGGAGTTCCAGACTGGCATCGGTCGGCTTGACCCCTACGCCACGGGCGGGCAGCAGGGCTTTGACGCCTACCTGGCATCGCTGGGCTTGAGCGGTGCCGATGCGCAGCGGCGGGTCGAGGATGCCTACTTCAACGATCCGGTGCAAAACGCCCTGATGGACCGGATTACGCGGGCCAATACGCGCCGCTTCACCGGCATCGGCATGGGCAACAGCGGGGCGGCAACGCAGTCCCTGACCAATGCTCTCCTCGACAGCTATCGGCAGTACCAGGACCGCCTCAAAGGCGTAGGCGATACGGGCTTCGGCGCCGCAGGCGCGCAGGCCGGCATCAACACGCAGGCCGGAGATACGCGTTTTGCCGCCGGCCAGCAGCGCGCGGCGATCAACATGGGGGCGGCCAACGCGCTGGCTGGCGCCAGCTCCATCGGCATCAACAACCTGCTGAACGCCGCAGGTACCGCCGCCAAGTTCATCCCCGGCGGTGGCGGCAAGGGGGCCTAAGCCAATGCCCGTACCGCTCGTCAGGCTTCCCGAGCTGGAGGTCCCGCGGAATGCGCTCTTGGACTTCTCGGCCCTCGGCCAGGCGGCGGAGATGTGGCAGCGCCGCCGTGAGTTCGAGGCCAGGCAAGCCTTGGAGCAGCAGCGTGTGGGCCAGGAAGGCGAGCGTATCGGCATCGAGCGGCAGCGGGCGGGCTATGAGGGCCAGCGGGTCGGGCTGGAGGGGCAACGGGTTGGCATCGAGCAGGGCCGCTACGGGCTGGAGCAGGAGCGCCAGCGCCAGCAGCAGGAGGAGCAGGAGCGAGTGCGCCTCGGCAATGCCGCCGCGACCATCAACGGCATTGCCGACGACACGCAGCGGGCGGCTGCATGGCGCACCCTTGTGAATTCCCACCCGCGGCTGGGCGAGGCTTTGCGCAACAATGGGCAAGACCCGTTCGACCACCGCACCGGCCCGCAGTTCATCATGAGCCAGGTGCAGGACTACAATCAGCGCTATCGGCCCGAGCTCGTCACCGGGGCACCCGGCAGCGTGATCAGCGAGGTCTCTCCCGGTCCCGGCGGGGCGACGGCGCGCCCGCTCATCAGCGTGCCCGCGCGTCCGCAGAACATCGGCATGGAAGCCTTGAAGGCCATGCGGGACGAGGGCAGCCAGCTGCAGGGGATTACTCGCCTCGGCTCATCGTTCCAGGACAGCTTCACGATGCCGGGCTGGGGGGCGGCGATCAACGCCGGCGATGCCAGCAACTGGATGGGCCGCAACCTCTCCAACTCCTCGGCCACGATGCAGGCCGCCTCGCAGTGGTGGCAGGACTATCAGCGCAGCGTCGAGCTGACCCAGCGCCATGCCCTGTTCGGCAGCGCTCTCACGGCGCCGGAGCAGGCCGCCTGGCGGGCTGCGACCATCACGCCGAACATGCGGCCGGAGGCGATCAGGCAGAACCTAGCCACACAGCAGCAAATTCTCGCGAACGGCGTACAACGCTATGCCCGCTCGTTGGTAGCAGCCGGCTATGATCCGGGGCCGATCGCGGAGGCCTATGGCGTGTCTCCGGAGGCGCTCGGCATCCCGACTGCCCGCCGGGTGCAGACGACGCCCGTAGGCCCTCAGGGAGCCCCGCCGGCGGCTCCACAGACCCAACCGCCCGCCGGACAGGCGCAGACCGTCCAGCCATCGCCGGCCGCTCCTGAGGCTCCTGCGCCGCAGGAAGGGGCCATCTATCGCAATCCGCAGACGGGGCAGCGCATCATCCTGCGCAATGGCCAATGGCAGCCGCTGTAGCCGTTCCGCCAGGCTTTGAGCCCGAGCCGCCCCAAGCAGGGCCTGCGGCGGTGCCGCCGGGCTTCGAGCCCGAGAGGCAGTTCGGCATCGACTGGGCACAGCCCGTCCCGGCCGTGCGCGCAGCCATCGCTGGCTTACCCGAGCAGGATCGCCCGGAGGCGCTGCGGCAATGGGCCGATGCCTACGTGGCACAGGAGCGCGCGCCCGCCAGAGCGCGCCGGCAGCGCAACGAGGAGGCCATGGCGCGCGGGGATACCGAGGCGGCCATGGGCGGCGACCTCTCGGTCATCAACGACACGATGCGGAATGCCATGCGCGGCACTATCGCAGGACCATTAATGCAGGACCTCAATGCCGGCACCAATGCCCTGCTGCATCGAGTGACGGGAGGCCGGGCGGGTGCCCCCTATGACGAGTCTCTGGCCTATCAACGCGCGACCGATCGGGCATTGGATGAGGAGTACGGTCGAGTCGGTGCAGCCGCCCAGGTTGTGGGGGCGCTGGCCGGCGGCGGAGCTGGCTACAACGCCGCCCGCCGGCTGGGGCTGCCGGCCATCTCCGAGATGGGCCGGCTGGCACGGTTCGGAACTACTACAGGCGCAGGCGCGGCAGCCGCGGCAACCTATGGCGCCGGTACGTCCGAGGGAACGTTGGGAGAGCGGCTTGCGGCGGGTGCGGAGGCAGCTCCCATGGGCGCCGCGATTGGCGCCGTGTTGCCGCCAGTCGCCAGTGCAGCCAACGCGCTGCTGGTCCGCCCGGCCTATAACTACGTGAGCCCGACCATCGCACGCGCCGGAGCAGCGATCCGCGACATCCCCAGCCGCCTTGGCATCCATCTGAGTGCCGACGGCGGCGTGCCCGTCTCCCCCGGTGCCCAGGCTGCAGCGGAGCAGGTGATTGCCAACCAGGCCGTTCGCTCCGGCGTCGATCCCGAGCAGCTTCGCAATGCGCTGCTCCCTCAGAATAGATTCTGGTCGAATAGCTACGCCCAGGACGCGCGCGTGCTGGCCGATCTCGATCCGGCTCTGCAGCGGCTTGCGAGCTCCGCCGGCCGCGCCTCGCCAGAGGCCGGCAACATCGCCGCCACCGTCATGCGCGCGCGACAGACCGGCATTACGCCCGACCTGGCCGGCGAGCAGACGATCGCCGCCGCGGCCGGCATCCCGACGCGCGAGGCCATGACCATGGCGGGCAGAGGGGATAGGCCTGCAGGACAGTTCGAGCGCATCCGCGACGCCTTCCGCCGCTCCATGCTGATCGAGGATCAGGCCTACCACGGCCATCTCGGCACCGGCCGGCGCACCGAGCAGCAGATCGTTGACCAGGCGCGGGCAGAAGCCGATCAGCTCTATGATGCCGCCTACCGCGCAGGGCAGAACCTCGATGTCCCGGCAGCACTGGCGCCGGTATTCCAGCGCTGGCAAACGATCCTGCAGGACCAGGCCGAGCCGGTGCAGAAGATGGTGACGAGGCTCCTGGACAGCATGGCTCGCAGCCGCAACCTGCAGCAGTTCGATCGTAACAAGCGCTATCTTCTGGATGCGAGAATCGAGCAGCTCCTGAACAGTCCGGTGGGCAGAAACGCCGAGTCGGCACGGGTGCTGACCCAGCTCAAGAATGATCTTGTGACTGCCGTAGATACTGCGACTGGCGGAGAGGCCTCGCCCTATCTGGCAGCGCGCAATGCCTTCGAGTCGCAGATGTCCTCGCGCGATGCCCTGCGCGCCGGCCGCGACGCCTTCCGCGATCAATCGGAAGTCGGCGTCGATGCCTTCCGGGCGCTCGGGACCGAGGGCGAGCGCAAGCTGTTCCGCCTCGGCCTTCTCGACAGCTACACGGACGCGGCAGCCCGCATGCGCAGTGGTGCCGACAGGCTGGCGCTGTTCGACAACCCACGCATTCGCGAGATTCTGAGCGAGGTCGTTCCTTCGCGCGGCTCATTCGAGAATCCGCAGCAGCTCGGCCGCTGGCTTTCTGGCGAGCAGCGCATGATCGCGACCCGCAATGAGGTGGTCGGTAATTCCAAGACGGCGCAGCGGTTGGCGGATGACGAGGCTTACAAGGCCATGGGCATGATCGAGGAGAGCATCGGCGTATTTCGCAATGGAGGCGTGACGGCTGGGGCGCTGAATCTGGCCGGCAGATACCTGCATAACGTCTTCGGCATGCGCCAGGACACTTCCGCCGCCATCGCCCGCATGCTGTTCACGGCCGATCCGGCACAGCGGCGGCAGAACCTGGAAAGGATCATCGCCCGCATGGGCGCCAACCGCGCGCAGCAGCTCGCCATGTACCTGCAGCAGCACCAGGCCATGCTCACGGCCGGCGCAGTAAGAGGGAGCCCAGGCGTTGGCCCGTAACGCCCTGCTCAGCCGCTACGAGCGGCCGCCGGCCGTGGAGATGCCGCCGCCTCTCATGGTGGATCGTGGGCCCATCCCGCGTGATGCGGAGCCGGTGCCGGACGAACTGCCGGACACAGAGATGCTGGTGGCTCTGATGCACGCGCTGGCGCGCAAGGGTCAGCAGGAGCGTGCGTCCCCCGAGATGCTCCCGACCTTGACCGGCATCGAGAACCGGCCACGACCGCCGGAGCTCGCCACCGGCATCGACTACGGCCAGCCGGTCACAGGCCGGAACGCGCTCATTGGACGGCTACCCACGGCCACTTTCGACAGCACGCCGGAGGGTGAGGCAGCAGCGACGCGCGGACTGCAGGCGCTGTCCTACCCTGCCGGTGGCCGAGGCTTGAGCCCCTCGATGCAGGAACGACAGGACCAGGCGGAGAGCGGGCGGGCGGCGGCGGGGCTGCTGACGGCAGGGAGCGCGCTAGTGCCGGTCGAGGCCATGGGCATGCGCGGGCTGCAGGCGGCCGGCAATGTGGCAGCGCCATATCTGCGCGCTGCCGGCAACATGGCGGCACGGGTTCCGGCTGCTACGGCAACGGCCGCGACCGGAGCGGCATTGCTGGCGGCGCCGGGCGAGGCGGAGCCGCCCAGCGAGCTGTCACGAGCTCGCGACCTGGCGCAGAAGACACGGGAGAACCGGGCGAAGATCGAGGCCGATCAGCGCCAGCTCCGCAACGAGGCCAAGCAGTTCGACAGCGTCAACCTGAAGGACGCAGAGGCGGTCAAGAAGGCGCAGGCGGCCGTCGGCACCAAGCCGGACGGCATCTGGTCGGAGAAGACGGCGGCGGCCGTGCAGGCCTACCGGGACCGCAAGAACAGGGAGGCCGATACCCTCGACAAGCGGCTTGAGACGCTCTCCCGCGATCTTGAACGGCAGGAGCGTGAGGTGACCAACGCCGAGGGCGGCGAGCGGCTTAGGAACTCGGATCAGAACATTGGCACCTTCAATGCACTTCTGCGCACATACGGCGAACCTGCCGCCACCGTGCTCGGGATCGGTACCGGCCTTGGCTCCAGATGGGGGCTTACGCGGCTAGCCAATCGAAGCAGAGAGGGAACGGCCGAAGCTGTAGAGGCAATGCTTAAGCAGAATATGAGCCGTGTCCCGCGCCGGACCGGCAGACTCAACGAAATCTGGCGGCGAGGCGGTGCGTCCTCGGAGCAGATGCCGTTCACGCCCGCTCCCGGCACAAAATATGGCGTGGCCACTAATCCAAATGCGGCTCCATCGGCTGATCTGTTTCCTGTTCCACCCGTCTGGCGCAGGCAGTTCACGGGAGCCGATCTTGGTGCGGAGGGCGTGGCCGGGGCCGATGTGGTTTATTCCGAGTTGCGCAAGTCGCAGGCCGAGAATGAGCTGGCGCATGCGCAAGACATCGCCCGACAGGACCCCTCGGAACTCAATATCGCCCGAATGCAGAGGGCGCTGAGCGAGG